GATATGAAAGAATACTCGACCTGCTCCTTTTGTTGTGACTGCTCAGCTGATGCAATATTGAAACTTAGCAGGATGAACAACAGTAAGATGGGGATACGCAATAGCTTCATTTTGTCTTCCTCCCTGTGATCTTTTGTGTTAGTTTGTTTATGTGTTGGGATAATCGGCTTGTATACTATTCTTTCTTTTTTCGAGATGCAACGCTTGCGAGTATTCCCCAGGAAAGTAACGTAATCCCTATTGCCCCTGCTTGATAAAGATGGGCCGTATTCATATAAGAAGAAGCTTCCCTTAGGAGGTTTTGATCTGTGAACCACACGTGATTAGCGTACTGATATCTTATGCTAGCCTCCTCTGTATAGTAGTTTGCCCGTGAGCTGAAATATATCATTGTGAAAAAACAGATAGGTATAAAAACAAGAGGTATTCCCCCATCTCTCATGCGGCGAATACCAAGTGAAAGCTCCGGAATCAAACTCAACAATAAACAGATAAATAGAAATATGCCAAACGATTTTTCTCTGGATATTCCGATGAGACAACCGAGACCAATCTGGACAGCTGTTATGGCAAGGCTGTATTTGATAAAAGTCTTTCGAGAAATCTGACCTGAGAATTTGAATAAGAAAAAGATTCGTCCTTTGATGGTGTTCAGTTTGTCTGAAATGGATGAAGCGGGTTGTTCTGGAGTAGATACTAACCTTTTCTCACCACATTTGGAGCAGAACAGAGAATCACTAGGAATTTCGGAACCGCATTTTCGACAAAACATAATTTATCCCTCTCTAAGCATGTGCCCGTACTTCGATTTCGTTCGCAGACTCATAACTTTGAAAATCATTGTTTTGTATATGCTCAAGCTCATGTTTGTACGTTCGTTGATTCGATTCAGTGCTACAGCGAGCATTAAGAACAATCGTCGGATCCCCGTTTTCGTCCAGAACGGTAAAACCTCGTATAGAATTTGGTAAATCCTGCAAGACTGTTCTTACCTCAGTAATCATAGTCTCCGCGCTCCTTCGCTTTCTGATATTCAACAAAGCGTCGCACTTCCTCGATCGATTCCTTGCTGAGTCCACGCGACGCATCAAAAAGAACTCTGATGTTTGGGTTCTCTTTCATTTCGTTTGCGATAGCTGCTACTTCTGGGTCGTCGTAGTAGGATGTTGGGAAATCTTCTTCTAAAAAATAGCTTTTTCCTAAATTGAAATGATCTGCTATTTTTTGTATCACACCCATTCGGGGCAAAGAGATTTGAAGCAGCCATTTCCCTACGGTAGATTCGCTTACACCTAATATTTTACTTAACTCAGCTTGATTTATATCGCGTTCTTCCATAACTCGTTGTAGGCGAGCACTAAAGAGTTTTTTGAGTTCTTCGGTATCAGGCATCTGTATCACCACCTTTGTTTGAAATTATAGAATATTATTCTACACATGTCAAATAAAATCCAATTATACTAGAAAAAAATTCTTGACACTAGAAATAAAATCTAGTATTATTGGGGTGGAATGAGGGAGAAAGGAGATTACAAATGTTTCAAATATCGTTAAAAGCGGCAAGAGTGAACGCTGGACTTACCATTATTGAAGCGGCAAAAGCCCTTGGGATATGCAAGGAACGGGTTATGAAATATGAACGGACTCCTGGCATCGTAAATCCTATATACCAGAAAAAAATTTCTGAGGTGTATAAGTGTCCGATTGATTGTATTAAATTTACCTAGAAACTAGAATTTAATTCTAGTTTTGAAACAAAGGCACCTCCATTTGGGAGGTGCCACGTACCAGTGTTGTGTGAATGATTAGTGTCTGTAACCTCTAGCCCCGGTGTGTGGGTTAGTGTTACCGGAATGGCTCCAGTTGTTGTCGCGGCTACTGTCAGGATTGCTGCGGTAATGACCATTGACATGGGTTCCGTCGGAACGATCATAGCCGCTGACATAGACATCGGCACTTGCCGTGCTGGGCGGTACGAATGCCGTCACAACGAGGGCAAGGATAGGAATAACAAAAAGCAACTTTTTCATATTGCTGTTCCTCCTTTAGACACTGGCACATAAAAATTATACCACGATTAGAGAAAGACGAAAAGCCCCGCGATCCGAGAAAATCTATCGGCTTGAGAATGCGAGCATAACAAAAGCCCTGCGCGTTGCGTTCGTGCAGGGCGAGCGGACGCAGGAGAGTCCATGTCGGCTGATGTGGCGTTTCTATTTGCCGGACGGGCGCTATATCGGTGAGATTCCGGCAGATGTTGAAATGGATACTGCTCGGTGGTGTAAGCCATTCGCTACGTTGGATTCCTGATAATCCACGGTCTTACGTACGCACAAGCGATGGATGCGCTTGGAATGGTGCAGACAGAGTTGTCCAGCTACGCAGTTATCTGGATGGAGGAGGTGAAGAGATGAAACGTCTGATTGAATGGCTTGATGATTGGGCACTTGAACACGATGGGACAATGCTCCTGCTCAATATCTTATTCATATCAATCGCTGTTGTGTGTACGGCTCTCAACGTAAGAGGGCTGCTACGCTAGTAACGGCGGCGATGCTTCCACTGATTGCGGCAATCCATGCGAGGCGTTGATTCTTCTGTCGTTCTTGGTAATGGTACAGGATGTCCTTTCCTGCATCGTCGAGTTCAAACCGATCATCGGGGAGAAAGTGATGTTCTTCTTCGGGGGAATATCTTGTCGGTGTTATTTGCGATAAAAGGCGTTCTTCGTCCAGATGGCTGTGTGTGACGTAGTAAAGTGCATTTTCTGTGAGTTCGGGGATGGCACGGAGGATTTGCTCGTAGGTATCTGTTCCAGATGCGACAAGCGAGACGAGTTTCTCTTTGGTCTGTGTGTTCATGTAAATGCTCCTTTCTGTACTGATTATACCACGGTGGTGAGGCGAGCAACAACACAGCCGAAACGGGCGCGAGCCCGTCCGCAGGGAGTGACCGCCCTGCGCTGATGATGGCAGGTCATGAGAGAGGAGGACGATGATGGATGAGGTTAAGAAGACTCGAAAGCCTCGCAAACCGAGGTACAAGCTCACTCTCGTGAGCGAGCCCGGAACCGGCTCGCCCGCTGAGATGTGGTCGAAGCTGGCGAAGGCGGTGCTTGGTCGGGACGTGAAGTTCGTAGACAAGGAGGTGTGCAAATGATCGGTAAAAAGATCATCACAGGCTGTGTCCTCGCGGGGCTAGCAATCCTCTGCGCAGGAGCGTGTAATCCGTGGGACGATGGACACGCTGTTCTCGTCGAGGAGGTCTATGTCGTCCGCCCCGGCGATACGCTCTGGGGCATCGCTGAGGAGTACCTCGCCAAAAATACAGCAACAAGGCGGTATATCCTCGAATACAAGGAGGGGATATACGAGAATAATCCCTGGCTTGTAGAGCGAGGAGGGCTGATTCGGCCCGGAGATAAATTGACCCTGACCTATTGGGTCAAGAGTGAGGAGGGCAGAAATGACAAGGGAACAGGCGAATGAGCTTGCGGACAAACTTGCGGCGAGCGACTTGTTCATCTGCGTAGCGCTCAAAGGAAAACACTCGTGGGAAGCGTCCTACGGTGATTCATACAAGTTGGTTGACGTTGTATATAACACACTGTTGTCAATGATTGATGAACTTGAAACAGTCGAAGAACAGATCGCGCAGATCAGAACACGTATGATGTTCTTGAATGCGGCGCGAATCGCAAAAGAAAAAGCGCCCACAGCGGCGGCAACCGCTCCGAGCGCAGGGCAATAAAGCTATACCGTGAGTATATCACGGATGAGGAGGAATAGCAAACATGAGATACAGGGTAAATTTCCGTATTGAGGGGGCTGTCGAGGTAACAGCCTCATCTGAGGAGGAAGCAGAGCAGATCGTCGAGGATATGGAGCGCAGCAAGATGCTTGAGCTTTTCGACTTCGACGAGCAGGGATTCTCGGCGGCGGCGTATGAGATGGATGAGGAGGAGTGATGGCTAAGCTGATTATGTCCATCGCAGAGATGACGGACGAGAAGAAGTGGCTTGAAGCGCGGAGCACAGGAATTGGTGGCAGCGATGCCGCTGTCATCGTTGGTCTCAACCGCTGGAAGTCGCCCTTTCAGCTCTGGCTTGAAAAGACAGGGAAGGCAGAGCCGGATGATCTCTCTGAGAACGAATACGTCTACTGGGGTAAGGTACTCGAGGAGGCGGTCGCGAAACGTTTCTGCGAGCTGACAGGAAAGAAGGTGCAGCGGCGCGGGCTCTTGCAGATGGATGGTTGTCCATACATCATAGCAAGCGTCGACCGCATGGTCGTCGGCGAGAACGCGGGCCTTGAGTGCAAGACTTGCAACGGCTTCGCGGCGAAGGAGTGGGAGGACGACGAAGTCCCCGCCGCCTACTATGTGCAATGTCAGCACTACATGATGGTCACGGGCTGCGAGCGGTGGTACATCGCGGTGCTCATCGGCGGGAATAGGTTCGTGTGGAAGGAGATTCCACGCAATGACAAAGAGATTGATCTCCTGTTCCAAGCAGAGACTGAGTTCTGGCATAAGGTGCAGGAGGGTATCATGCCGGAGGTGGACGGAAGCGAGAGCTGCAAGGATGCCCTCGTCGCAGAGTTTCAGGGCGGCATCGCTGAGCCGTTAACGCTTCCAGGCATGGCAGTGGGGATCATCGAGCAAATCCGTAAAATCGAGGATGCGAAAAATGACCTCGAAAACAACAGCGAGTTCTATAAGAATCAGCTCCGCAAGATGATGGGGAGCTACGAGCTCGGATATGCGGGAGATTACAAAGTCTCATGGAAGGCACAGGCGGGGCGCACAACCATCGACAGTAAGGCACTCAAAGAAAAGGAGCCGGAAATCTACGCCAAGTATGCCAAGCAGGGCAAGCCAACCCGAGTACTGCGGATCAGCTGACAGATAAAGAAGGGAGAAATCTATCATGGCAAGTGTAAAAGGCGGCGCAATCCAGAAAGCGCAGGAACAGAAGACCGTAGCGGCACAGCAGCAGAAGTCAATCAAAGACCTCATCATTTCGATGGAGGGGCAGATCGCGAAAGCACTGCCCTCCGTCCTTACTCCCGAACGCTTCACACGCATGGTGCTCACGGCACTCAGCACGAATCCAACACTGCGTGAATGTACGCCGGCCAGTTTCCTCGGAGCGATGATGCAGGCGGCGCAGCTGGGGGTCGAGCCGAATACACCGCTCGGGCAGGCGTATCTTATCCCGTATAAAAACCACGGGACAATGGAGTGCCAATTCCAGATCGGTTACAAAGGGCTTCTTGACCTTGCGTATCGGAGCGGTGAGGTCGTCATCATCCAGGCGCACGAAGTCTACGAAAACGATACATTTGAGTATGAGTTCGGGCTTGAACCGAAACTCAAACACATTCCGGCAACAGGCGAGAAAGGTGCTGTTACGCACTACTACGCTATGTTCAAAACCAAGAGTGACGGTTACGGATTCCATGTAATGAGCCGCGCTGAAGTAGAGGCTTTCGCGCAAAAGTACAGTTTCGCGTACAAGAAGGGCTATACATCTCCGTGGACGACGAACTTTGACGAGATGGCGAAAAAGACCGTTCTCAAGGCGTGCCTCAAATACGCACCGATCAAGACCGAGTTCGCGCGTACGCTGAGCGCCGACGAGACCATCAAGACATCAATCGCGGCGGATATGGTCAGCGAGGCAGACGAGACGGACTACATCGATGCTGAAGCCGTTGAAGTCGAGGACACACCCACTGAAGATTCGCCGAAGCCGAACAAGTTTATGCGTGCGGCAAAGGACGTTCCGGAAAACGTTGACCCGGAGACGGGCGAGATCAAATGATTCTGGTTGGCAGCGTTGTCGGGGAGACGGACAGAGGTATTAATATCTTTGTCCCCTTCCCAGAGCGCATAGATAAGCTCTATGGCTGTCATGAGAGTGTTAGCGTGGAGTTCGTCGATAAACGCCGCGTCAGTGCAAAACAACGACGCAAGGCATACGTTCTCATCTCCCTCGGACTGCGACATGACGACGGCGCGCGGCTTTTCATAACGTATCTCATAGATTTTTGCCTGTTGCATGGCGTTGACGTGGGAGAGCCGCTGTACCAACTCTCAGAAGACATACCAAGGTACGTCTGGGCGTGCCTCATGAACAAGCGGTGCGCGGTGTGTGGGAGGAAAGCGGAACTGCATCACGTCGATGCGGTGGGTATGGGACGCAATCGCAAGGAAATCTGTCACATCGGTATGCGTGCGCTGCCTCTTTGCAGGGAGCATCATACGGAGATACATGCAGTAGGGTGGGAGGATTTTCTAAGGAGGTACATCCTTGAGCCGGTGAAGATTGACGAGCGGATCGCGGATGTGTACCGATTGTGGAAGAATAGGAGGTAAAGATATTGTTTATCGTTAAAGACTTGGAACGGCTGAGAGAGTATGGATTTAAACCATTGGGATATAAAAATTCCAAGGGACTTGAAATCTATCAGAAGGAGATAGGTGTATCCAAATATGATGGCGCAATCGCAACTCTAGAACTTATTGTGAATGCTCAAGGGGCAAGAGAGAATGAAGTTATGATTTGCTGTGATGCAGATTTTGTCTCAAGTTTAGATGATACTCGCGCTGTCATGTGGGATTTTGAAGAAATTTCTGAGATGCTGAATGATGATGTGATTGTGTGGAGCAAACTCCCAAGACCATAGAGAAGAGAGGTGAATGGTGTGCTGACGCTGATTGATCGGTTCAGAATGTTTGCGAGAGCTGCATCGGCGGACGATCGAATCGGCTCCATCGAAATAGCGGTTTATACAATGCTGCTGAGCATTGATAATGACCTGCTGTTTCAGGAGTGGTTCGGGTGCTCTGATCGTCGCTTGCAAGATATGACCAACGTCGGAAGCGTGAATACCATCACAAAAGCAAAGAATAGGTTGAAGCAGCTCGGGTGGATTGATTTCAAGACGGCTTGCAAAAAGACAACCTTGTATAAATTAACCATCCCTGCTACTGCGACAGATACTGCGACAAACCATGAGACAGTAACAAGAGATACTGAGACAGTATGTGAGACAGATACTGAGACAGTATGTGAGACAGATACTGAGACATTAATAAGACAAGACAAGACTGCTAGACAAGACAAGACTGCAGCAGCTGCAACGCGCACGCGCGAGGGAAACAGTGAACTCGGAGAAGTGGTGCGATGTTTCGAGAATAACATTCACCCTCTCACAGGGAAGATCGAGCGGGATAGGCTCATCGACCTCACGGACGAATACGGTGCTCTCTGGGTGACAGAGGCAATCAAAGAGGCGGCGTTATCCAACGCGCGAAATCTGCGGTACATTACCGCAATTCTTGAGCGGTGGAAGCGTGAGGGATTCAAGGCACCTCGGAAAGGAGTGAAGAGCAGTGGAACAAGCAGGGACAATAGCCGAGAAGCTCTTGAAGCGAGGTATCCAGATTTCGTCGAAGCCGACAAAGATCACCGATATCCGTGGGAAATACAACCTACCGGCGGAGGAGATCGAGCGGCATCGGGATGAGATCGTCGAGATTGAGCGGGCGCAAGATCTCTGTCGCGGATGCACAGGGGAGAGCTGCAAGCAGGTCTCTCAGGGGATGATTCCCGTCGTAGATACGTCCTATGGGCGATTCTGTCATGCGCTGCGCCCGTGCAAACATGAACGTAATAGGCGGGAGAAACTGCGGATTGCACGGCTCTTTGCCTCAGCGCGGATTCCGCGCACCTACGAGGGGGATACGTTCGCGGACTACACCGTGACGGACGGCAATCGCCACGCGGTGGAATCGGCGCGCTGGATGCTGGACGGCGGCAGCGGAGTGTTTCTTTACGGGGAGAAGGGGACGGGAAAGACCAAGCTCGCGGCAATCATTGCCAATGAGCGGGCAAGGGCGGGACATCCTGTACTCTTTGCCTCGGTGCCTGATCTGATGGCTGACATCCGTGCATCATTCGACGGCGGAAAGACAGCGGAGACCGTGCAGGCAGTCAAGGAGACGCCGTTTCTGGTGCTGGACGATCTCGGTGCCGAGAAGATGAGTGAGTGGGTCGGGGAGCAACTATTTTGCATCGTGAATCACAGGTACAACGAGCGCTTGCAGACCGTCGTGACGAGCAATTACAGCCCGACGGAGATCATCGCGCACATGGCGACGGTGGATAGAGGCGGCAACGTGATTGACGATATGCAGGGGCAGCGCATCATGTCGCGCATCTACGGGATGTGCGAGAGGGTAGAGATCAAGGGCGCCGACTGGCGCATGAAAGGAGCGTGCTGAGATGGAGCAGGTTGTGCTGGAACCGAATCAGAATACATGGGATCCACAGCCGTGTGTTGCGTATATGCTGCGAGAATTTGGCTCGGATAAAAAACTGTATATGGTCGGGCGTTGTCTTGCGCAGATCAAGGAGGAGCACAAAGAGTGTGTGGACGCTCTTACTGATTGCTATAAAGAGGACAGTATCAAAGATCATCTTGCCAAGAAGGAACATCTTGCTGAGGAGCTCACAGACGTGATTACAGCAGCGACGACGGGACTTGCAATGCTCGGTTATGATTTTGCGGCACGGTGTAAGATGCAGGAGCGTGTCAATGCAAAAAATAAGGCGCGCGGGTACTTCTGAGGAGGCGGCGACATGGAACAGGCGACAAATGCGCAGATTGTATATGCACAAGACCTGTTGCGCGAACTCGGGTATGACCTTGAGGATTATCCGGTGGAGGATATGAGTAAACAGCAGGTATCGGAGCTGATCGACGAACTGAAGGATGAACTTTACGGGTGAGGGGGTGCGGTTATGGACGAATACACACCGTGCAAGAAGCCAGACCCGACAGCGCGGGAAGCGATCGGGAATGTCATGCGCATCCTGCATACATCACGCAGAAAGGTGAACAAGTACCACGCCCGCAAGACAACGGTCTACGGACGCACTTTTGACAGCAAGCGTGAGGCGGAGTGGTACATGATGCTCCGCGAGAAATTGCGGCTCGGTGAGATCAAGCACCTTGAGTGTCAGCCGACGTACACACTCCTAGAGAGTTTTCGGGACAATCAAGGTAAGCCGCAGAGGGAAATTACCTATACGCCGGATTTTCTCGTCGAGTATGATGATGGCCGGCGTGAGGTCATCGAGGTCAAGGGTGTGCGGACACGGGACTATGTGCTGAGAAAAAAGCTGTTCCTGCACATGATGCGGGAGACAGATATTGTGTTTCGGGAGGTGCGGTGATGATTACACAAAGAAGGGATTGGACTGGAAACAGTCAAGCGGCATTTGTGACGTTTGGTGCAGAGGGACATGCAACACACGAGCGTGCAGAGCACGACTATTACGCGACGGAGCCGCGCGCGGTGGAACTCCTGCTGGAACAGGAACGATTTGCTCCGACAATCTGGGAGCCTGCATGTGGAGAGGGGCACATATCGAATGTGCTGATTGAGCATGGATACAGCGTTATCAGTACCGACCTCATAGACCGTGGCTTTGGTATCAGTGGGGTGGATTTCCTGTCTTGCACTGCCCCTATTACGGATGCGCCCTGTGATATCATCACGAATCCACCGTACAAGTATTCGACGGAGTTTGCGGAAAAAGCACTTGAACTCGTGGCAGATGGTCGGAAGGTTGCTATGTTCCTCAAATTGACGTTTATGGAGAGCAAGAAACGTAAGCCATTTTTTCAGAAATACCCGCCGCGTACTGTCTATGTAAGTTCGGGACGGCTTACATGTGGATTCAATGGACAGTTTCATGTACATTCGGCGAAGGCAATAGCGTATGCGTGGTATGTATGGGAAAAGGGGTTCAACGATGACCCTGTGATTCGGTGGATCAACTGAAAGGTTCATTGCCTGTTTTGCGAGGTTCGGCGAAAATTTGACGCATGAAACACCGAAAAGCCACGCTGTCCTAAGGAATTGGCGTTGTGAGGTTGATGTGAAGTTTTGTGAGGTAGGAGGTAGACGATGGAAGAACAGAAGTATCCACAGAGCGCGGAGATAAACGAATACCGATACATTGATTTTGAGTGGCTGGATGAAATCGCGGAGGGGTTGACAGCAGGAGCAGAAAAGCATCCGGGCGAAACGTGGCGGGATATCCCTGCAGAGGAGCACGCTGCACGGGCTCTGCGGCATCTCTCGATGTGGCTCGCAGGTGATCGGAGTGATAGCCATATCATCAACGCGAGTATGCGCTGCATGATGGCGCGTGAGTTGGAACGCATAGAGGATGCAGAGCTTGATGAGATGATGGAGTTATCAGAGAAAGCGGCGGATGCTATGGAGACGATGGAGTCCAATTTTGACGATGCGCACGGGAGATTGATTACGGAGTCGGATAAGTATGGTTATTTGTGTCACCAAAGGAGTGAAGACCATGAGTAAGATATATCGTTATATCCATTTTCGGGATGATGGGTACAGTAAAGGATTCGCGAGTGTTGAGGCAGCTCTTGCAGATGCGAGAGAGCGTTATTCGGCGGAAGAGAAGGTGTATATCGGTGAAGACGAAGAGTATGTACCGGCTGTCTGGTATGACCGTGTTATAAAAAATCTGCAATGTGCGGTAGATATTGCGTGTACCGGCTACTACGGGGAATATGACGAGGTTGTTCCGGATGAAGCACGAGAGTCTTTGTATGATGCACTGACAGATGCACTTGTGAAATGGGCTAAGGGGCATGGGATAAAAAGTTGGATTCATGTTCCGACAGGAAAAAAAGACGTTCTCTATGATCTGCAAACAGGAAAGCCCGTAGAGGAGGAATCCAAATGAATCACTGGGTAGGAATCGGACGGCTCACGCGAGACCCGAATGTGAAGTACACGCAGAGCGGGAAGGCTTACGCCTCGTTTACGCTTGCGATTGACAGGCGCAGGAGCGGGGATGGGAATCAACAGGCGGATTTTATCTCGTGCGTGGCGTGGGAAAAGACGGCGGAGGTAATCAGTCAGTACTGCACGAAGGGCAAGAAGATCGCAGTGGAGGGGCGCATCCAGACGCGCAGCTACGATGCCAACGATGGAACGAAACGCTATGTGACGGAGGTTGTCGTCCAGAGCATGGAGTTCTGCGACAGCAAGGGCGGCGGGGAAAGCACTACAAACGGAGGAACATATGCAGGGACGCCTGTACCCGACGATGATATTCCGTTTTGAGGAGGTGAATAGAATGCCTGAGGAACTGTATTTGTATAGCTTCAACGAAGAGGGGGAGCGGGCGCAGTTCTATTTCTCCAGCATTGAGGAGGCGTTAGAGGATGCGAGGAGAAATGCAGACGAAGAAGAAACTGTCTACATCTGGAAAGAGGAGCAGCTTGAGCTTTGCGTGAGAGGCGAAGAAGTCATTGAAGATATGCGACGCCAAATGGGCGAAGAAGGTCTTGACGAGGACTACCTTGAATGTCCTGAGCAATCCGCCCTCGATGAGTTGAGCAATATGCTTACGAAGATTTTCCAAGAGTGGGCGGACAAGCACGGATATGAGAAATCCGTCACATATGGAACAGATACGAGGCTGTATGATTTGAAGACGGGACGCCCCGTGTTGAAGTGAGAAGAAAGAACTGTGATGTGCCGCTCTTTTGGTGCGTAGATAGGAGGAAACAAAGTGAGAGAGTACGGCGACTATATCAGGGAGACAAAGCGGCTTTTGCAGAACTATGCAAAGATGAAGGTCGCCGTCACGAATCTCACCGAGGAGATCGAGGCGCAGGAGATGATCTTGCGTGACGAATCCATATCCTCTATCCAGTACGGAGATGACCGTATCTGCGGAGGCACAAGGGAGCTGACGATTACGGAGGCGGCTGCTGCACGGCGCATCAAGCTGGAGGGGTATATCGCTGATATGCGAATGCGTAGGGATGAGATGGAGCGCACGATACGGGCAATTGACAGGGCATTTGAATCGCTGGATGATGCGGATGTGGAGCTATTACGGGAGCGGTATATGCGCGGGCAGTCGTGGGTAGAGATTGCTGAGGCGCTGAGCTATACGGAGAAGTGGGCAAAGGAGAAGGGCGGGAAGGTGTTGCGGGATGTTGCGCTCATGTTGTTTGGGGTGTCGGTGAGACCGACGCAGATTAAACTTGCGTTATCGTAAAGAATGCCTCATAATACGCTTATAGTATAGGAGGTATATAAGATGGATTTTTTAAGTGAAGACAAGCAATATGATAAGATATTGAATAATGAGGAAATCTCTAAAATTAGAGATTTTACACTTCAAGAGATAAGAGCAAGATATTGGAGAAAACAAACAGATGCTTTTATGGATGAGCACAATATACCTGATCATATGCTGGGAGAATATAGCGATCGAATAAGGGCGGAAGAAAAAAGAGAGTTAGAAGAATATAGAAGACAAAGAGGAATTACAGAGCCTTTGAATTGGTGATGTGCGGATAACTTAATCATTTTCCCAACGGTATTTTTAACCGACTTTTTGTTCCCTTTTACTTCCTTTTTTTTCGATGGAAAATGTGATATGATAATATCATCGAAAACTGAACACAAGGGCATCGCTTGCGCGGTGTCCTTTTTGCATGCAGAGATTGTATCCATACGTGGCATTTTTGATAGCAATAATGCATATTGCAGACGTGAGATATAAATTTCTGCGATTTTTTATGTTTCGTTTACGTGAAATGTAAAATATCCGGGTTTTTTATAAGTAAGGAGGTGATGACGTGAAACTGACACCGAAGCAGATTAGGTTTGTAGATGAGTACCTTGTTGATTTCAACGCGACACAGGCGGCAATTCGTGCGGGATATAGTCCTAAGACGGCGGCTGCAGCTGCAGCAAGGCTGTTAAGAAATGTTAATATCCAAGTTGAGATCGCACGTCGTCAAAAAGACCTCCAAAAGCGAACAGAAATATCCCAAGATCGTGTCGTCAAAGAGCTCGCACGGATTGCCTTTGCAAACATAGCAGACTACCTACATGTTGAGACGCAAACGCGTACGAAAGATGATGGTACTGAGGTCACATATCAGACAGTTATGTTCAACGAGACGCAAGAGCTCTCTGCCGATCAGCGTGCTGCACTCGCGGTTGTTAAGCAGAGCGTAAATGGTTTCGAACTAAAGCTGCATGACAAGATCAAGGCGCTCGAATTGCTCGGGCGGCATATTGGCATGTTTAACGATAAGTTGTCGCTCAGCGGCGCAGACGGCGGCCCCTTGACGTTCCGGTGGGAGGGCAAGGATGTCTGAGATTGTAATACCATACACGCCGCGCCCGATCTGGCGTGACACGATACACCCTGCGCTCACTGCCAACCGTTTTGCGGTGCTTGTCTGTCACCGTCGTTTCGGAAAGACGGTCGGCACAGTCAATGAGATGATACGTAAGGCGATACTCAATGACAAAAAGGCACCTGTATATGCCTATGTCGCACCGTACCGAAATCAGGCAAAGCGCGTGGCATGGGAGTATCTCAAATACTACACAAGCCCGATTCCGGGGCGCGCTGTAAATGAATCAGAACTCTATATCGAGCTGCCGACAAGACACGCACGCTCACCGGGCGCACGTCTCTATATCATCGGCGCAGACCATCCCGACGCGCTGCGCGGGATTTACCTCGACGGGGTAATCCTCGACGAGTATGCGGATATCAAGCCGGAGCTCTGGGGCGGTGTTATCCGTCCTGCGCTTGCCGACCGTGAAGGGTGGGCGGTGTTCATTGGAACGCCGAAGGGACAGAATCAGTTTTACGAGATGTACCAGCACGCTGAAAAAAGCGATGGCTGGTACTCTTGCATTTATAGGGCTGATGAGACGGGGGTGCTTCCCGCCGAAGAACTGAAGGATATGCAGGCGCAGATGACAGAGATGGAGATTCGGCAGGAGCTCCTCTGTGATTTTACCGCCTCTGCATCTGATGTGGTTATCCCGATTGATCTTGTCACGGAGGCGGCAAACAGACTGCTCAAGGATGATGATGTGCTCGGTCAGCCCGTGATCCTCGGTGTCGATGTGGCACGCTTCGGGGATGATCGCACGGTGCTCTGTGTACGGCAAGGCCTCTGGCTCAAGGAGATTCGCACGTTCCAGGGGCTCTCCACGATGGAGACTGCAAGCCGCGTGATTGACTGTATCAATCAGCATCATCCGCACGCGACGTTTGTCGATGCAGGAGCGATGGGCGCAGGTGTGATTGATCGTCTAAGGCAACTGCGCTATCAGGTGTCGGAGGTCAATTTCGGTGAGATGGCAATGGATGCAGCTCGCTATGCAAACATCCGGGCAGAGATGTATTTCAAGTGCCGCGCATGGCTTGAGGCGGGCGGGGCAATCCCGCAGAATGCGGAGCTCAAGACAGAGTTATCCACGGTAGAGTACAAGTTCAATCCGACTGGGCGAATCATTCTGGAGCCTAAGGACAAACTCAAAGAACGGACGGGGAAAAGCCCCGATCTTGCCGATGGGTTTGTCCTGACGTTCGCTCGGCCGGTTTATATAAATCCGTCTGCGGGAGGGATTGGAGACGATGCCTCATCGGCGGAATACGATCCGTTTGCGGATATGTGACCCTTGAAAGGAGGAATGTGGTATGAAGTTTGATTTGCAGTTGTTCGGCGGCAGTGGAGGCGGTGGCAGTGCTCCGCCAGTGAAACAGAGTGCGCCGGGTTCTACTGCTGCGGCGACGATTGACAGCGCAACTGCGGGAGAGCGTCAGTCGATCCACGATAAGCTTGCAAAAGCAAGAGGTCGCGCGTCAACGGACAAGACGGGCGGCCTTTTTGGCGGGATGTCGGATATGATGAGCAACATCAAAAAAGCTCTGCTGGGTGAGTGATCTCTATGGCACAGATGCCAAAAGCAATACAGGAGATGCTGCGCGACAGCGATGCCATCCGCCGCAAGAAAAATCTTGTTACACAGATGATGACCGAGCGTACGCAGTTCGAGAGTACATGGAAACAACTCAGTAAGTATATCAATCCGACACGCGGCCGCTTTGACGAGGACAAGACGCAGGACGGCAGACGCCGCGATTATTTCCTGCTTGACCCATATCCAATGGAGGCGAGCGGGAAATGTGCCGCAGGGCTGCATTCGGGGCTTACGTCGCCGTCTCGTCCGTGGTTTGCGCTCGGACTTCAGGACAAGGAGCTCGCGGAGTATCACACGGTCAAGCTGTGGCTTGAGGAGTGTCAGGATGTGCTCATGGGCATTTATGCCAAGAGCAATATCTATAACATGCTGCTCAACATCGAGGCGGAGCTTACGCAGTTCGGCACGGGTGCAGCACTTCTTCTTGAGGACTTCAACACAGGCGTTTGGGCACGTCCCTACACCTGCGGTGAGTATGCGGGCAATGTGGATGCGCGCGGGCGCGTGGTGCAGTTTGCACGAAAGTTTAAGCTCAACGCTTGGCAGATGGTGGATGAGTTTGGGGAGGATGTTGTGAGCGATGCGGTGCGCAATGCGTATCGCGCGAAGAATCTCAAAGACTATTTCCCTGTGACCATGCTCATCGAGAAGAACGCCGACTATAACCCGGATTCAAATGCCCTGCTCAACTTCAAGTACAAGTCCTACTATTTCGAGGATTCGCAGACCGATGTGTTTTTGAAGGTCAGCGGGTATCACGAAGTCCCGTTTCTGATGCCGCGCTGGACGGTGATCGCCAACGGGATTTACGGCGTTGGACCCGGGCACAATGCGCTCGGGAACTGTATGCAGCTACAGAAGATCGAGAAGATCAATATGCGTCTCCTAGAGCACCGCTCTGACCCCGCGTTGATTGTCCCGTCCTCGGTTGGCAAGGTCAACCGTCTGCCGGGCAAAGAAACACTTGTGCCGGATAGCATGATCAATGGGGTTCGCCCGCTCTATGAGGCGACAGGTGATCGCGGAGAGGTCATGCAGACAATCCAGTACAAGCAGCAGCAGATCGGCGCGGCATTTTACAACGACCTCTTTGTGATGCTTGCACAGCAGGACAATCCGCAGATGACTGCCCGCGAAGTTGCGGAACGGCACGAGGAGAAACTTTTGATGCTCTCTCCCGTATTGGAGCAGATGCACAACGAGGTTCTTGCACCACTCACACGGCGGTCGTTTGAAATTTGTTACCGCAACGGGCTTCTGCCTCCGTTGCCGGAAGAACTCAAAGGGCAGGAGGAGAGTATCAAGGCGGAGTTTATCTCACTGCTTGCACAGGCCCAGAAAGCTGTTGGAACAAACGCAATGGAGAAAACCCTTGCGATTGCAGGGAATCTCATGGGTGCGTCGCCTGAGATCATGGACAACCTTGATCTTGATGCGGCAATCCGCGAGCATGCACAGATGTCCGGCACGCCTGAAACGATCATGCGTGATGAGCAGGATGTGCAGAAGATGCGACAGCAGCGTGCGCAGCAGATGCAGCAGGAACAGCAAATGCAACAGGCGGCAGCAATGGCAAAGCCGCTGAGAGACAGCGTAGAGGCGGCAAGGCTCCTTTCCGAAACGCCCGTCAATGAAAACACAATTGGCAGCATTCTGGGGGGAGGCTGATGTATGGATTTAGACACACTTGAAAACATTATGCGGCGTCCGGAAGGGCGTCGTTTTGTTTTGGAAGTGCTTGACCTCTGCTGCGTAGATCAACACTACACAACAGGGAACGGGCGTGAGGACATATTCGCCAACGGGCGGCGTTCGGTTGGTGATGAAATCCTGCGCTGCATCCGCCGCATTAAATCCGGCAATGAATCAACAGATGGTCTTGCGTTGGAATATGCCATGCGTCGTGAGCATCAAAGAAGAATGGAGGAATTAGAACATGGACGAGATGACGACGACTGACCCGCAGGGAGGAGAGGGCACACCGCCCGCACGGCCGCTGGAGACACCCGCTGCGCCGCCGCAGAATCCGCCGGGTGGACGGCAGGACACACCTCCTGCAACACCCCCTGAAAATCCGTTTGGCTTTCAGCAGGAGGAGCCTGTTATTCCCGATGTGTATGAGTTCAATCTTCCCGAAGGTTTGACAGTCTCGGATGAGCAGAAAGAAGCGTTTACGGCCGTCGCAAAGGAAGCAAGGATGACGCAGGAGCAGGCAAACAGCCTGCTCAAGATGCATGCAGACATTGTGATGGAGCAGCAGCGGCAGGCGGAAGAGATCAAGAACCAGTGGATGAATGAGTGCGCTAAGCAGGGGCTCAATACCCCCGAGAATCTTGCGGCGGCAAAGATCGCTGTGGATACGTTCGGCGGCGGCGATGCCATGAACGCCTTGATTGAATCCGGTGCTGCGTATCATCCAGCGGTACAGGCGTTCTTGCAGCGCATCGGTCATCTTCTGAAGGAGGACAATGCGCCTGACGGCAAGGCGGCGACACAGCCGTCGGCAGCAGATGTGCTTTTTGCGAACAGTAAGTATTAAGAATTGGAGGAACAAAACATGAGTGATTGCGTAACTTTGCATGAGTGGGCGGCGCGTTTCGGTGCGCAGGGACAGCTTAAGGAGCAGAAGATCATCGAACTGCAGAGCAAAACCAACCGTATTCTGGACGTGATGCCGTTCAAGCAGTGCAATACAAAAACAATGGAGGAGGCTCCGGTTCGCGCAGAGCTTCCGGATGTGGCATGGCGTATCATCAACAAGGGCGTAAAGCCCAGCCACTCCAAAAGTAAGATGGAATCCTTCACGTGCGGTGGCATGGAGGCTCTTGCTCAAATTGATGAGAAGTTGATGCAGATCAACGGAAATGACAACGCATGGCGTCTTTCTGAGAACATTGCGCATCAGGAGGCAATGAACCAGGAGATGGCGGCAACCTTCTTCTACGGAGACGAAAAGGTTACCCCGGCGAAGTTCACGGGGCTTTCTTCCTACTATTACAGCAAGACAACCCAGGATCGGATTTGGGCAGACCAGATCATCGATGCGGGCGGCACGGGAAGTGCCCTGACTTCTCTGTGGCTCGTTGGCTACAGTATGGATACTATCTATGGCATTTTCCCTGAGGGTACTAGTGCAGGATTTAGGTACAAAGATAACGGACGGCAAGCCTTGTTCGATAAGGAAGGGAATAAGTATTACGGTTACGAGTCGCAGTACAGCTGGGATATGGGGCTGTGCGTGCGTGACCCTCGCTATGTCGTTCGTGTTGCCAACATCGACACAAGCAAACTCGCGGGTGCGGAGGCGGATGCGTTTGTCGAGAATCTCATCCGTGCCTACAACCAGATCGAGAATCCCGACAAGTGCACGATGGCATTCTTCGGGAATCGCGCTGTCCAGACGTATCTTGACATCCTCGCGTCCAAGAAGACAAATGTGCGTCTCTCGATCGACGAGTTCGGCGGTAAGAAGATCACGCATTTCTGGGGCGTCCCGGTTCTGCGTTGCGATGCGATCCTGAACACTGAGAGCAAGATTGACTAAGGAAGGAGTATAGGTTATGGCTTATATTGATAACGAATTGATCTTTTGCAATGATGTTGCAACGGCGGCGTCTGTTACGAGTTCGGTGCTTGATATCGGGCTCGGCGGTGCGTTCGTACATCCGCTTTTTATCGACGTTAAGCTTACCGCGCCAGTCACGTCGGGCAAGGTGGAGACGATCACGGTTCAGTCCTCGGCGACGTCGGCGTTTGCTTCGCCGGTTACTGAGATGAGTGTAACTGTGCCGACCTCTATCAACCAGACGAAGAAGGCGGCGACGCTCGCGCAGTTCTATGCACCGATTCGCACGGGCAATCGTTATGTGCGCCTTGTGATTGCAGGAACTACGCCGACGGGCGGTAAGCTTACGGCGTACATGAGCGCTGGAACGGCGGTGAATCTCTAATGCGATATCGCGTGAATACGACCTGTCAGTTTCGCAACAGGCTCTATGAGAAAGACGAGGTTGTTGATCTTCCTGCGGAGGTGGAAGTGCCTCCGTATTTTGATGCGTTGGAAGAGGTTGCGCCGCCCGTGCAGGATACTCCGAATGAGGGCGATGTGAACGACGATACGCCGCCCGTGCAGGAGATTCCGACGACGGCAAAGAGAGGACGCAAGAAATAAGGAGTGGGGCTGATGTATGGGGACAAGTGTTTTCGTGCGTCAGCCCCTTTTCTCTTTAAGGAGGTGGAATGATGGATAAGATCGATGTTTGCAATCTCGCACTCTCGCGAATTGGGATTGATACAGTCGAGGCACTCACAGAAGCAAGTGAGCCGGCGCGTGTATGCAGTCAGTTTTACGATCATTGCCGCCGTGTTGTGTTACGAAAATATCCATGGACATGGGCAACGCGTCGAGTGCAGCTTGCAGAGCTCACGGAGAAGCCGCAGGGCTATTCCTACGCCTATCGTTATCCTGCGTCATGCGTTGCGCTGCGCAAGCTCTATAATGGTCATTTCGACAACATCCCTGCGTATACGGGGTATCAGATTGTCAGTGACAAAGAAGGGCGCGTCATCTATACCGATGTAGCGAATGTCTCGGCAGAGTATACGGCAGACATCGAGGACACAGGTCTTTTTGATGATCAGTTTGTCGAAGCCCTCAGCTGGAAACTTGCTGGAGCTATTGCATTTAAACTCACAGGAAATGCACAGCTTCCGGGATATTGCGAAGAACAATATACGGCGCTCTTTCTGGATGCTGTGGCGAACAATGAGGACGAGCAGAATGCGGAGGAGAAAGAACCGTATACGCTCATTGCGGCGCGTTTCGGGGGTGATTTCTGATGGCGGGCGGGCAAATGTATCCCCTAAAGCCGAGTTTTGCTGGCGGCGAACTCACGCCTGCACTCTACGGGCGGACGGATTTACAGAAGTATGATGTAGGTGCGTCGACATTAAAGAATATGATTGTCCTACGCTATGGCGGGGCGACACGCCGCCCGGGCTTTCGTCATGTGGCAAAGACGCAGGGCGGGAAAAGGGCGCGCCTGATTCCGTTTCAGTATTCGACGGAACAGAGTTATGTGCTTGAGTTCACCGCTGGATGTATTCGAGTGTTTACAAAAGGTGGGATTGTTGTTAAGGATGATGCTCCTCTTGTGATCCCCACATCGTACACAGAGGCTGATCTATCGGATATCAAGTATACGCAATCTGCAGACGTGCTCTTTCTCGTACACGTCAATCATCCGCCGATGACACTCACACGCTATGGGGTCACGGATTGGAAGTTCGAGCGGATGGATATTGCGGGCGGACCGTTTGAGGATCCCAATACAAAAGATGGCTTAAAGATCGGAGCATCAGGTGTGCAGGGTGAAATCACGTTGAAGGCAAGCGTTGACTATTTCACAGAGGATATGGTCGGCAGTCTCATTCGTCTTGGGCATACAATGAGCGGACAACTTAAGTCAGGTATTCCAACCACACCGCTTGTCGTGCGATGCGTTCCGAGCGGAACAGTCTACGTGGAATCGTTTGGTTTTTGGGATGGCAGCTTTATAGTAGAGAAACATGATAAGTCCACGGATACATGGATTGCGTTGCAAGAACAGCATGCCAACCGCACGCAGAACTACACACTTAATTACACAAACAAGGGCGATGATATTGTCGAGTATCGTGTGCGTAGTGAAAAGTTTGATACATCTGTATGGAGCAACGAGAACGAGCGGCAACGTGGCTATGTGACAATACAGACATTCGCGCAGGATTATTATGGCGTTGCACGGATTACGGCAGTCAACTCCGCAACAAGCGCTACGGCAACAGTAACGAGAGAATTTGCAGACACGGAGGCGACGAATGATTTCTCTCTCTCGGCGTGGAGTGCGAAAAAAGGCTATCCGCAAGCGGTGAGTTTCTTTGAAGACCGCCTTGTCTTTGCAGGGAGCAGAGCGAAGCCGCAGACCTATTGGGCATCGCAGTCGGGGGACTATTACAATTTCTGGGTCAATACCCCGCAACAGGACAGTGACGCAATCACTGGAACGCTCTCGGGCGGGCAGATGAACGGCATTCGTGCCATTATCCCATTTGGTGAAATGCTTATGCTCACCTCTGGCGGCGAGTACAAGGTAGGTGGCGGAAATGAGACGTTTACGCCGACGAATCAGAAAGCAGAACCACAGGAGTATCGTGGCATCAACAATCTAACTCCGGTCGTCATCGGCGGGCGTATTGTCTATGTGCAGCATCAGGGCAGTGTTATCCGTGACCTCACATATAGTTATGATGTGGACAAGTACACGGGAGATGACGTATCTCTCCTTGCTGCGCATCTCTTTGAGGGGCATACGATTGTTGCGCTCGCCTATCAGCAGACGCCGAACACGGTTGTTTGGTGCGTACGGGAGGATGGCGCGCTACTGGGCATGACCTACATCAAGGAGCAGGACGTATACGCGTGGCACAAGCATACGACGGCGGGGAAATTCACGGATGTGTGCACGATCTCGGGCGATCGTGAAGAAGAACTTTGGGCGGTTGTAGAGCGTGATGGCGCATACTATGTCGAGCAGATGGGCTCGCAGATACGTAATACAGCGCCTGAGGAGCAATTCTATGTAGATGCAGGATATATTTATCACGGCGAAGCAAAAGATGCGCTCACAGGGCTTGCATGGCTCACTGGGAAGACTGTCTCCGTGCTTGCCGATGGGAATGTCCTTGCGGATATGCGTGTGAATGAGAGTGGTGTTCTGCAACTGCCGAAAGCGTTCAGCAAGATTACAGTTGGTTTGCCCTTTGAGAGCACGATTCAGACAATGCCAATTGAGTTCAGTGTGCAGGACGGCTCCTATATGGGGCGCAAGAAACGCGTCTCACGTATGACAATCCTCTTCCGCGATACACGCGGTGGGCTCTATGGCGTGGGGGAAAAGAGACTTGATGCGATTAAGTGGCGCAGCACTGAGAAATATGACAGTCCGATTGCACTTTACAACGGGAAACGCCATGTCGTCATCCCGAGCGCAAGCTATGAGGATACAGTATATCTGACGATCAAGCAGACTGACCCGCTGCCGATGACGATCCTGTCCATTGTGCCGGAGGTGGAAGCGGGTGGCTAAGTTTACCTACCGTATGCCTACGGATGATGACCTCCTCTATCTCGCAGCACATCTGCGCCTTGAGGATCGGCGCGAGCTGATCGGTATGACGGGGCCGAACGTCGAAGCTGAGGTGATGCGTTGTTGGCGTAACAGCAAAGCGGCATATGCATGTTACTGCGACGGCGTTATTATTTCAGCGTTTGGCGTTATTGAGACGAATCCTATTCTCCGGCACGGTATCATCTGGATGCTTGCGACTGCGGAGACGGCGAAGCATAAAATCTATACGGGCAAGAAGACGAGCGAAGGAATCCGCGCGTTTTTGCATGACTGGGAATATCTCTATAACTATGTCGACAAGGGGAATGATGCGACGATTGCATGGCTCAGGTGGCTTGGCGCGGTTGTTCATGAGCCGCAGCCTATGGGCCTCTATGGATTGCCGTATCATTTGTTCGAGTTTTTCAAAAAGGAGTGAGTGTATATGGGTGTAGCGGCAATGGTGGTGGGAACGCTCTTTTCCTCGTGGATGCAGGGGCGTGCGCAGCAGGCGCAGGCAGAAGCGGCGGCGCGACAGTCGGAACAGAATGCACAGATCGCGCAGATGAATGCGGACAAGGCGCAGGAGACCGCCGAACGGCAGGACGAGAACAACAAGATCAATGCAGAGAATGAGCGGCGCAGAGCACTCCTGCGGATGGGACAGCAGCGTGCAGCAATCGGGGCGAGTGGCGTTACCGCCTCCGGAAGTGCTGCGGCGGCACTTGCTGATACAGGATATGCGATCAATGAACAGACAGGCATGAGCCTCTACAATGGTCGTCAGCAGGTCGATAATATGTTGCAGCAGTCGACAGACTTTCAGAATCAGTCCAATTTCCACAGTACAAACGCACGCAATTATCGGGCCGCCGGCAAGCGTGCAATGATGAACAGTATGCTCACAGGCGCATTCACTCTCGCGAGTAATCTCTATACGGGCGTGAGTTCCGCAGCACAGGAGACCGCAGAGGCGGCAGGCACACAGGTCGGTTCGTTCGGCGGAAAGGATTGGAGCACGGGATTCCACGGATGGGGCGGCAAGGACACGAGTTTCGGGCGTCACATCGGAAGTTATACCACGCGTGGTTATGGGATGCCGCGTCAGAGCACATTTTTTCAAATGAGATAAGAGGAGGTTTGCTTCATGGATTTTTCACCGTTTCAAAACAAAGAGGGCGTTGGTTCGCCTGCGGCACAAATTTCACGCGTACAGTATAGCAACCCCGGCGCACAGGCACTGGCACAGGCGCAGGGGGAGACGGGGGGTGTCATTGCCAAGGGGGCAATGGCTCTGAAAGATCAGGTGGAGCAGACACAGGCACTCGCAGCGAACAACATGTATAACAAGCTCATGAGTGAGGGCACGTTTGAGCTGATGCAGAAGAAAGAGGAGGGCGCTCTCAATATCACGGAGGAGTATGACAAGCTCCAGCAAAAGACGAGGGATGCCGTATTTGCAAAATACAAAGGTGTCCTGCGTTATGGTACTGGAGCCCGTGCGTTCAATGAGTTCACGGAGCGGGATAATGTAACGCGCCGCATGAATGTCATGCGGTATCAGCAGGAGCAGTTTGAAGCATATAAGGACACGCAGTATAAGAATGCTCTTGATGTTTGTAACGATACAATCCTCGAATATGGCGGGAATGATGCAGCCATCGATATGGCGTTTAACCGCTCCGATGCCTTGATTGAAGGCAGATGGGGCGGCTATGGGCAAGAGAAGGTAAAAGAACAACAAGAGGTATTCCGCAGACAGGCAGTCGGTCAGGCGATGTCTCTCGCGATGCAGACAGCGGATTTCAAGCGGATGGATGAGATCTGCAATAAGTACGGGCAGTACATGGATGGCAATCAACGGGCGGCGGCGCTTGGCGCAGTGCGGAAGCATGCACAGCAGGAGCTTGAGTTCGGTGAGGCACAGAATGCAATCAAGGAGCTTGGCATTGAGGCGTCACGCGATGCGGTCAAAGCATGGGTCCAGAAGAATGCGCATGGGAATACACCGAACCTGGACAGTTTCTACGCGTTCTGCAAGCAGACTGAGGGGGCGAAGTATCAGCTTGGCGCTCCTCTCAACGGGGCGAACGGAAAATATGACTGCGGTTCATGGGCGATGCAAGTAGGCGGGCTCTTTGGAATTCAGTTTGAGAGCCGTTGTGCGGATGAACAGTATGTCCAGTTGAAACAGATGGGAAGGACATTCAGCGATCCTAACGAGCTTCGTACGGGGGATTTTGTGTACTGGACGGGGACGGGCGCAGAGGAAGGGCAATACGGAATAGCCCATGTAGGCGTTTATGATGGACGGTCTAAAAAGGTGTGGCAGTCCGGCCTGAATGGTGTTGCAGAAATTGACGTGAACACTTACAAAGTCGTCGGCTTCGGGCGCGGTGTCACAGAAACGCCACTCTCTGACATGGAGATTGAGGAGAGAACGGATAAGATTTTCGGTGGGATGCAGAAGCAGCTTGCGGCCCGCGATCGTGAAGATAGCAGGTTGTTTGAGCAGGGGCAGATGGCGATTATGCAGCTCCAAAACGATGGACAGTATCATTCGGTGGCTGAATATCAGTCTGTCATTACAAGCATCGCGGGGGATAATCCGCGTGTCTCTGTAAAGCTGATGAACAGCGCAATGCGTGCAGGGCAGGCAGATCAAGCACGAGCAGAGGCGGCGGCGAATCGGCGTGCTGCAGCAGAAGCGGCCGCCCTTAAAATATCGGGGCCGGAGTACAAATATCAGCTTATCAACGCCTTGCAAGCGGGCAAGATCAGCATCAACGATGCTTATGACACGATCATCGGAAATCCGCATATGGAAAATAGCATGCGAAAAGAACTGCTGGATGTCATTGATGATTACAAGACCGGGAAAGGCGCCTTTAAGTATGACTGGGGGAGCATCAAACAGGCAGTTAAGACTGGGCTTGGCGGATATGAAAACGGGATGTTTGATTCGAATTTTGCCGTTGCACAAGATTCGACAGGATATCTCATTCGTGAGTATCAAAAAGATCATAACGGAGAAATGCCATCTCAGCAGTGGATTATTGAGAAAATGGCGGGAGAGATGGCTCCTATGACAATCTCTGGGAGCGGCGGTTTCTTCGGTTTTGGTGGGAATACGATCGACACGAACGAAGCACAGCTCTTTAACATCGGTATTGCAAGCGTTGTAGATGCAGGGAATGGTGAATCTGTTGTTACACTGATCAATGGCGGTGGTGCATATCGCATAAAGACGGATGATCTCATCAACGGGATGCAGAACGGGAAGAGCGGAAAAGAGATCGTATACGGAGGATAACGGGAGGTAACTATGGATCCGCAGAAAAGAACAGAAATTGAGCAGATGATGCGCCGCGATGTGGCGAGCGGGAATATCGGTGTCAAAATCAAGATGCCCGGCGAGAACAACAGCGACGAGCTGAACGATATCCCGAACTATGCCCCGACAAGCGAATACGCGACCTATGACACGGGCAGACGTGACGACGCGGGCAATCCGATCATGAGCAGCGACGTGATGGATTTGATGATGACAAAGTCCTATGAGCCGCAGAAAGAACCGGATTGGTCTGTCTCTAATATCGCGGATGCCGTCTATACAAAGCTGCGGGACAACTTCTATGATGGCAGTGTTCAGCCCGTCGATTTTGACAATCCATATTACACAAAAGACATGACTGCACCGCCGGAGCCGATCACAGGGAAAGACCTCATCAAAGGGGCTATGCCCGAGAGTTTTCAGGCGTCCAAACTCTATGCGGACTATTTCTACGGTGAGGACGAAAAACGCGAGCAGATCAAGAAAGCGCATGACCTGACGGGGATTCGCGCGGAGACGATTGCCAATGACCCAGATGTGTGGGAAAAGGTCATGAAGATTGTCCAACGTGCAGAAAAACTCAAAAAACTTCCGGGCATGGTAGATGCGAACGGCGATCTCAATATGAGCCGCGTCTATGAGGCGATGCCGTATCTTCGGGAAATCGTCGAAAAGCGCGGCACGAACGAGGCTGTCATGATGCTCCAGAATGCCGAGGGACTGCAAACAGTCAATGATGCGTACAGCAACGAGTTTATGCGCTTTGCGGGAAGTGTTGCGACGGGCGTAGAACGTGGCTACTACAATATCCGTAAACAGTTGACCTATGCGAACGCAATGATCGGCAGACGTAAACTCACCGAAGATGAGCAGAATTGGATTACGGCGCTTGACAAGAAGAAGGAGGAGTTGCCCGAATACTCCTATGGCGGTGTTGGGCAAGCAGTTGGTGCGATGATCGGCGGTGCCGCCGAGAATATCCCGATGATTGCCTCTGCGCAGGGTATTGGAGCGGTTGCAGGAGGTATCACTCTTGCCGTAACAAAGAACCCAGGTACGGCGGCAAATGTCGGAAGAGCTGCCGCTATTGCCGTTATGGGGCTTGAGATCGGTGGCAGTCAGTATGAGGAGAATCTCAGCAAACTGGACGCAAAGGGACGCGCGATGTATACGCCGACACAGGCGGCGGCGCTGTCGGCGACACAGGGGCTTGCCGAGGGCGTGATCGAGCAGCTTGCCTTGCAGAAGATTGCACGCACGATTTTCGGGCGGGGTGAGGCAAAAAGCCTGCGCGACCTCTATGCAGGTGCAGGAGCAAAAGATTTGGCACTGGCTGCAGAAGGGGCAACTGCAAACGAAGCGGCGCGTGCACTCATCAAGGGACGGATTCTTGGTGCGGCAAAAGCGGGCGCAATTACGTTTAATACGGAGCTGCAGGAGGAGTTTGCCCAGCAGGTCTCGGATATGGTCATCGAGAACATGGCGCAGATGATGCTTAAGGGCGATGATACAGAAATTGCATCCGTCAGAGAAATTCTGCAGAAATCCACGGCTGCGGCAATTGAGGCCGCTCCTTCTATTATGGGGTTTGGTCTTGTCGGTTTCGGTGTTCATGTTGGCGCACATGCGCGCCCTATGCTCAACGCACGCGCTCATATGGAGAATCTGATCAAAGACCGTCTCTATCGGAGCGTCAATGAGAATCAGCACCTCATGAATACTGTTGAGGCGGTAGGGGATAACCTGAAGAACGTACAGGAACTTCAAGGCAAAGCACCTGATCTTGTGAATGAGATGCTTGATTCGCAGAACCGCCGCTATGGGATGGAGACTACATCGGTGGATATTGTCTCCCTCAATCAGGAGGAGGGCGGCGCGGAGCTTGTGCAGGAGCTCGCCGCCGCAAACAACATCAGCGCGGAGGAACTGCAGGCGTGCGCGGACGGGACGGGGATGCTGCCCGTCAAAACCTCGACTCTCCAACAGATGACAACGCATCTGGATGAGGGCAAACGTAAGGCACTCTTTCAGAATATCACAAAGTCCTCTGATCTCTACACGGACAAGCAGGCACAACATGAGGCGAAGATCGTCAAGGAGATTCTAGGTGCATTCCGTGAGAAGACGGAAGAGGAGGTCGGCGATTCTGTTGACCGCTATGTTGAGAGCGCGTTTGCAGAACATGAGCATCGTGCGCTTGCTCGGGATATTTTGCTTGCAGATGTCAATCATCCTGCGGCAGAAATTAAGCGTCGTATGAATCGTCTGGATTCCGATCTCGCAGAACTGACAGCCGTACAGAGTGACGGTAGTTCGGAATCGGCAGAGTATCTTGCACATATCCAGCCCGAGATCGACAAGATCAATGCGCAGAAGGAGGCGCTTTCGACTGTTGAGGGCACAATAAAAGGCCTCCAACCCGGGGATGTTGTCGCAACGGCGGAACTGTCCCCTGAGGCAAGAGGCGTCTATCATGAGCTTGCGGGTCAGCTCGGAGGCGCAAAAAGCAAAAAAGCCCGCACGGCTGCGCGGGCATCTGCACTCCTTGCGGCGCGTTATGCAGATCGTATGGCGGCAATTTATAGCGAAGTGAAGGGAGAACCGTATACCGCTGCGGACTATATGCGCGAACATCTCAGCGTGGATGCGTATGCAGACGATCAGAAGAAAGAAGCTGCGAAGAAAAAGGCTGAAATCGTCAAAGGATTCATTGACGAAAATTTCCCTGATGCTAATGAGCGTGAGATGGCTGTCGCGGCAACCTTGCAGGATGCTGTGAGCCCTGCGAAGGGGTGGCGTACCCTCTACAAAGACATTGTATCAGAGCGTGATGAGCTGCTGCGCCCTGCTTTGGATGCTCTCGACCGTGGCATGGGCAACGGCGTTGACATCGTCCCGGTTGACGACGACGGGCGCGGCATCCGTGTGTCCAATAATGAGCCGTGGTATCGGGATTTTTACAAGGAACATGGTCGTGTGCCGCGCAAGGGCGAACTCATCGATCTTGCCTATCTCCTTACGGTGGGGGATTCCTCTGCCCCGCAGGTGGAAGGGTGGATGCCGAGTTCGCAGGGAGCCGTCGATGCGATGCAGGAGGCAAGGGCGGAGCTGGACGAACTGAACGGCTATATCCATACGCTTGAGAATATCAAGGAACGCATGATGCAGATGGATACTGCGGTGTTGAATCAGGAGGAGACTGTTTCTTCCGATCAGAAGCTGGAAGTAGATACGATTGCATGGGGGAGACAGGTGGATGCGTTTATGTCCATGCCTGATAAAAACTCCATGCGGATTTATAAGATCATGGAGACCCCGCTCGTATTCTCCTTGCTGAACGATCAGGGATTCCATGTGCACCTCGGCAGGGATATTGCCATCTCTCATGCGATGCTATGGAAGGTTCTGCGCGAAAAGGAAGTTAAGGGAAAGTCTCATGGTCATGCTCTTGAGATGACACCTGAGATCGTGAAGGAGCTGCCGCGTGCTCTTGCTGACCCGATCATGATTTTGCGAAATAGAAAGGGTGATGACCCGAGCGCTCCCATTTTGCCCGATGAGGTTGTCGCTGTTGTAGATTTACAGGACAAGAATGGAAGTACGGCGATTGTTCCGATTGTCCTGAAGGAACGCAACGGGAAATATATGCTGAAGACGTTCTTCGGGAAAGATGATCCTACGTGGTTTCAGAAGCGCATGATGCTTGGAGATGTCCTCTATGCACATAAAAAAAGAGCCTTGGACTGGGTGAAAGCTATCCAACGGCACGAAGCGCCGGGACGATTCACCCTGCAAGACTCATTTTTTAAAAGTATATCAACGGATGCAGATCTTGTCAAGGCGCGTGCAGACAATGAGGGGTTCTATCAATCCGCATGGCACGGCACGCCGCATGACTTCCGCGAGTTCCTGCTTGAGATGATCGGCACGGGTGAGGGCGCACAGACGCACGGTTGGGGACTGTATTTTGCGCAGAATCGGGAGGTGTCGGAGTGGTATAAAGATGTATTAGGCGAGGTTCAACAAGCAATTATCCACGCCGGCGATAAAACGTATGCTATGCACCCTGACGGTTATCGCGTAGAGAGGAATAGCAGCAAACCGCTGAAAGAAGGTTCTTCAATTGAAATCGCGCTTTCTGCGTTTGAGGACAGCAATGCCAATGTAAAGCAAGCAATCAGAGAGACTGAGGAATATCTTGAAAGAATGGAGCGTATAAAAGATACCGATGTGCGTGAAAGAAACAAGGACCTTATACGCGAAGCTCTGAGAATTTTGCAAGAAGAAGCAGATACATGGAATTTGGAAAAGAAAAAATCAAGTCTTTTTCATGTCGAAATTCCAGACGATGACGTTCTTCTCGACGAGCAGATGCCATTTATTGCTCAACCAAAGTTTGTGCAGGAGAAATTAATCGATGTATTTGGACAGATAAAGGAAGATGAACTCCTTCGCGTTTTGTCTATGAAAGATAATCGATTTGACGAGGCGTATTCCATTGTTTGTAAGCTAGGTTGGATGAATGAGGAGGAATTGCGGAGCATGGAGGCGGTGGAGCTACGTACGCAGTTGGACAAAGAGCTTTCCCGGCTTCTTGACGGCGATACGCTCCCGCAAGTTCTTTTGCGTACACTTGCCTATGGTGGTGGAATCTATCAGGGACTGTCGATGATGCTCTACGGAGACAAAGCCGCCTCCCTCGCACTAAACGAGGCTGGCATCAAGGGAATTGCCTATGAGGGGATACGTGACGGCAGATGCTTCGTCATCTTCGACGACAAGGCAATCCAGATCATTGAGAAGTTCAACCAAGAGCAGGCGCACGGGGCGAAGGGTAATATCACAGCGACGCACGGCGGTACGCAACGCCTAATTTCTCTCATGCAGGCGGCAGATCAGTCGACGTTTATGCACGAGATGGCGCATAACTTCCTGTTTGATTTGGAACATATCGCAGAAGTTGCACCAGAGAGCCGCTATGCCAAAGATCTTGCCGCAATCCAGAAATGGGCGACGTGGACGAAAGGTGCGGCGGACGAGTACGTGGGGACAGCTTCTGCGGCAGAGTTCCGCAACCGTGAGGAGAAAATTCTTGCAGCAGAGAAGAAGGGAGACGCAGCAGAGACAGAACGCCTCAAGCGTGAATGGATGCAGGAGCGTTTCGCCCGTGGATTTGAGGAGTATCTTCGCAGCGGGGAAGCACCTGCACAGGGATTGCGTTCCGTGTTCCGCCGCTTCAAGGCATGGCTCACGCGGATTTACAAGGATGTGACAGGCGCGGGAGTGCGTGCCTCTGCGGAGGTTGAAGCGATCATGGCGCGGATGATTGCGACGGATGAGGAGATTGAGGCGGCGGCTGTTGTCAAACGTGCGCAGCGTCTCCAAAAGATTGACCCCGAACTGATGACAGCGGATTCTGCCGAAACCATGATTCAGTGGGAAACGGAGGCGAAGGAACGCGCAAAAGAAACGCTGCTCAAAGAACTCATCCGGGAGATGCAGGGACGCGACGTTGATGCCCACATGAAGGACTACGAAGCGCAGCTGAAAGCCGAGATGCGGGAAAATCCCGTTTGGCAGGCGGAGGCGGTGGCGGAGACGTTCGGCGTCGGGCAGGTTATTGCAAGCGGCTATTATCCTACGGCGGAGGCATACGAAAAGGCACTCAAAGATGCCGGCGGCGGATTCGATGCAGCATACAATCGTCAGATGCGCGAGGAGCGGGAACGCTACAAAGCGGAGATGCCCAACGCCGAGACGATTGCGCAGCGTGCGGAAGAGGCACTTGCATCACAGGAATACAGTGCACGTCAGACGGCACTTGAAGGAGAGCTCCTGAACGAGTATATCAAGGCGTATGACAACGCACCGCAGCGCCTCAAGGACGCAATGATCGGTGTCGCCCGTGCGCTCGAACGTGAGGAGGATGCGCCGCTTGAAAAGGCGGTGACGGCTCTCAAATACGCGTTCCGCTGGCAGGAAAAACAGGCGCAGGAGATTGATGATCTGCGGGCGCTCCTCGCTTCTGCGAAAGAATCAGGAGAGGAAGATCGCGCAAAGATGCGTGAGAAGTTCGGGGAGGCATTTAACCGACTCAAACTCTCTGCGGCGCAGAACCTCGAAGCCGTACGCAGCCTCCGCGATTCGGCGGCGGGAAGAGTTGCTGCGATGCGTGCATATGCACAGCAGCATCTTGAGAACGCTCCAATCCACGAGGCGACGAATACGCGTCATTGGATGCGGCAGGTACAGAGCGCCGCAAAAGAGACAGAACGTCATCTCACGAATATGCTCCGCAAGAATAATGGAATTGAGAAGGAGGACACAGGCGACAAAGACCTTGCGGCGGCACGTACGGCAAAGACCCGTCAGCTTGCAATGGAGGCAATGACGCATGAGAGCGTCAAACTGAAACGCGAGCTCGATCGTATGGTGAAATACTTTGCCCGCCGGGAGAAGAATCTTGCCAATGACAAGACGGGCAAGATTGACGGAAATCACCGCTATTTCATTCATCATTTACTCTATGTGTTTGGTCTTCGTCGCTCCGATGGTGTGCCTTTCATGGGAGAAGGTGCGCGTAGTTGGTCGGAATTGATGCAAGAGATCAAGGACTCCAACGATGGCTTTGATGACGTGGATATTCCCGAATGGCTCACTTCTGCGGCAACGTCTCGCGATACGCAGCGAAAGTATACGGAACTCTCCATGCAGGAACTCCGTGATCTGCGTATGCTCGTTGAATATCTCTATGTGACGGGGCGCAACAAGAACACGCTCCTCACATCGGGTGAGAACATCGATGAGGTCGCGGCTCGTATGTATCAGAACTATGAGGAGCATATCGGTGAGCAGGACGGCGGAAAAGAAGCTCACGCCTATATGGTGCAGCTTTTGAAGCCGGAAACAATGCTCAAGGTCATCGGTGGCAAGAGCGGTGCGATTGTAGACTATCTCTACAATACGCTCTTTGATGCACAGGAAAAAAAGACGGAGGCACTTGAGGAGAACGCAAAACGATTGGAAGTGATCATTGGACAATACTACACGCAGAAAGACAGGCGCAAAGCGTGGAGCAAGAAACTCGGGATAAATCTCACGGATGGCACAGAACTGACAAAGGAGAATGTGCTCTCTATGGCTCTCAACTGGGGCAACGAGGGCAACCGTTCCCGCCTCGTCGCAGGTCTCTCGACGAAAACACCGTATATGGAGAAGGATGTCGAGGAGATTTTTGCAAAGACGATGACCAAGAAAGACTGGGCATTTGTGCAGGAGATATGGGATTATCTCAATGAGCACGGCGATGCGGTCAATGAGATCGTCGAAAAGAGCGCCGGCACGCCGATGAAGCGTGTTGCACCGGATGAATTTACGATCGAGGTATCGACAGGAGAGGAACTGACCATTCGCGGCGGGTACTATCCGATTCGGTATGACCCGAAGCGTTCTGAGCGTGCAGCAGATCAGGAGCTTGCAACTGTCGCCGAATCGGTTGGCGGCGCTATGGCGTTTGGGTCTGGAATGGGCTCAACGAAGAACCGTGCAAACGGGGCTCCGCTGGGGCGGCCGCTTGACCTCTCTTTGGATGTCATGTATCGCCACATTGATCAGCAAATACATATTGCTACGATGCGCCTTGCTTGCCGTGATGTCTATAAGCTGCTCAACCATTCGGCGGTTAAAGAACCGATCTTGCAGACGCTCGGAAAAGACGCCTATGACAGTCTGAAACGATGGGTTGAAAATACATGGCAAGAGCCAATGAATAACAATCTTTACATTGAGACTAAAGCGGAGGAGTGGCGCGCGAACACGGTGACGGCGATTATGGCGTTCCGTGTATCGACTGCACTTCTCAACGCATCCAATATTATGCCGATGGCAGATCGCCTCGGCACAGTCAATGCAATTCAGGCGATGTTGCAGTATCTCCGGCACCCGCAGAGGATCCGTCAATTCGTACTCAATGATTCGGCGTTTATGCGGAACCGTGCTCATAATATGGATCGCGATCTGAATACCAAAGGAAAAGACATTTTCGGCGGAAAGAACTCCGTTCGGAAGTGTCTTATTAAGTATGGGACATGGCTCATGGAGGAGACAGACATGCTCTGCAGTGTGCCAACCTATTATTGGACATATCAGGGGCGGTACAACAAGGAGGTAGCGGACGGGACAGATGAGATTATCGCCCGTGAGCGTGCGCACCGAGAAGCCCATGAAGCAGTACGTTCAATCTTCGGTTCTGCAGATTCGATTGACCGCTCGGCGGTGCAGCGTTCGCAGAGCGGGCTTGTCAAGGCGTTTACGCCATTCTTTAGCTTCTTTAACGCACAAATGAACGCGGTGTGGGAGAAGTATTATGCAGGGCGTTATGATAAGCATAAGAGCAGCTTTGTCGAGCGTTATTCCGGGTTTGTTCGTTCCTATCTTTTCCGTTTTGTCGCAATGGCCGCAATCGAAACGATGATTCGGCAAAGCCTTGAAGCTGTTTCGGCGGGAAGTGGTGATAAAAAAGATAAAGACGAATGGTATAAGAAATTTTTGAAGCAGTGGGCGGCAAATTCTCTCGGGAGCGTCGCAAGCGGATTCCCGGTGATCAATATGGTTGGCGAGATCGCACAAGGGATGATTACAGGAAAACTGCAACAAGGGCGCAATAGCGGCGTTGTATTCGCGGCCGTTGGGCGACTTACCGACCCAATACAGATGGCGTATTCGCTGCAAAGCGATAAGTCCAAGATTGACGCGATTGATTTTGGCCGCGCGCTGACAAAGGGAATCGCAGGAACGATGTATGCTGTTCCGGATACCTTGACCGATGGCTTCTGGAATACGGCGCGCTTCATGACCGACAATTACCGTCTCAATAATCCAGATGATCTGCGTGAATTTATCGCAAAGACAATTCTGGATAAGAAACTCAAACAGAAATAGGAGGTATCAACATGACTGTTGAAAATCCGAATGTCAAGAATACGTATGGGGGGAACGGTTCTACAACCGTTTTCCCTTTTACATTTCTGCTCAACTCTGAGGACGTGAATAATGTTGTCGTCACGCTGACCAATGAGGACGGTGCGGAGACGACAACAACAGATTTTGTGTTGTCACTAAGCGATAAGAGCGTGCTCTATCCAAAGAGCGGAGCACAGCCGCTGCCGAACGGGTGGAAGATTACAATCCAGCGTCAAATCCCTTACACTCAAACACTCAATCTGATTAGTCAAGGGACATTCTATGCCGAGGACATAGAGGCGCAGCTTGATCGACAGGAGATGCAGATACAGCAACTCGCAGAGATTGTCGAGCGCACTGTGCGCGTCGCGATCAGCTCTGACATTGACCCTGCCGAGCTGATTGCAAAAATCTTCCAGACGGGTGTTGATGTTGCTGCGCAGCTTCTCGCCGCACAGCAAAGCGCATCTGCGGCGCAGCAGGCCGCACAGAACGCACAGGAAAGCGAAAGCAACGCGTCGCTCGATGTTGTCCTCGCAACCAATGCAAAAAATACCGCAGAGGAACATCGGCGTGCCGCAGAATCCGCCGCGGGCGCAGCGCAAACGGCGCGAACGGAAGCAGAGCAGAGCAGACAGGAAGCCGGCAAAAGCCAAACGGCAAGCGCCGCATCCGAAACGCACGTCAAGGCAATGGAGGAAAATATTACCTCCATGAAACAGCACATCGACGGAATCAACGTCGAAGTCGACAAAGCCGAAT